GGAACAAAGGAAACATTGCACTTGAGAATGGTTGTCAAGTTTTGGCAGGTACTACATCGTCAAGTGCTATTCGTGGTAAATCAGTTAATTTTCTATATCTTGATGAGGTTGCATTTATTGAAGGATACGACGAATTTTTCGCATCTGTTTATCCTACTATTTCGTCTGGCGAGTCAACAAAACTTTTAATGACTTCTACACCAAACGGTTTAAATCATTTTTGGAAAACTTGTAAAGGTGCAAAAGAACGTACCAACGGTTATGAATACGAAGAAGTAATGTGGGATGATGTTCCTGGCAGAGACGAAAAGTGGCGTCAAGAAACAATCGAAGCATTAGACCATGACTCTGAAAAGTTTGCACAAGAATATGAATGCCAATTTTTAGGTAGTTCTGGTACTCTGATATCAGGAGCTAAACTAAAAACGTTAGCTGCTTCTATACCAATTCACAAAGGTGAAGGTTTTACTCAGTACGAAGCACCTATTAAGGACAGACAATACGCAATGACAGTTGATGTCGCACGTGGTAAAGGTTTAGACTATTCTTGTTTTTCAGTACTAGATATTTCTGAAATGCCATATAAACAAGTTGGTGTTTACAGAGATAATTTAATTGGTCCCATAGATTTTGCTTCAGTTGTATTTAGAATAGGTAAATTATATAACGAAGCAGGCGTATTAATAGAAATTAATGACATAGGAGAACAAGTAAGTGACGTTCTTTTGATGGATTATGGTTATGATAATCTTCTTTATACATCTAATAATGGAAGAAGCGGTAAGATATTAACTGGCGGTTTTGGTAAAAGAGTTGATAATGGTATAAGAACAACAAAACTTGTTAAAGGTACTGGGTGTTCTATGCTTAAAATGCTTATAGAACAAGATCAGCTAATAATTCAAGATCAAGACACAATAGAAGAATTAAGTAGATTTTCTAAGAAAAAGAATTCATTTGAAGCAGAACAAGGATTTCATGACGATTTAGTTATGAACTTAGTACTATTTGCTTGGATGACCGAACAACCTTATTTCAAAGATATGACAGACATAAATACATTAGTTAAGCTCAGAGAAAAGACAGAGGAGCAAATTGAGGAAGAGCTATTACCATTCGGTTTTGTCGATGTGGGTGACGAATTTTATTATGAAGACGACGGACTAAGGCTGTGATATAATAGAATTGAAAAATTTATAAATAGAAACAGTAAGAATAGATAAAACAAGATTAACGCGTTTTCAATACACAAAGGAGAAAAATATGGCTTTTTCCGTAAGTCCTTCTGTTATCGTTCGAGAAGTGGACGCCTCACAGGCAGTGCCAGCCATTGCGAATCCACCTGCTGCTATGGCAGGTGTATTTAGATGGGGTCCAACAAACGAACCGATACTTATATCATCGGAAAACCAACTCGTAGATCGATTTGGTGCACCAAATAATAACAATTACGAAACATTTTTTGTAGCTTCAGATTTTCTGTCATACTCGAACGCGTTATACGTTGTTCGTGCTGATGATGGATCAGTAACTGCTAACTCAACAACAATAGTAAGAGATGGTAATAACGACATTATTCCTGAGTCTTCTACATTCGGAGCTTTTGAAGCTAAATATCCTGGAGAATTAGGTAACTCGTTAGAAGTTACTTGGGTATCTTCTACTGGTTTTGAAAATGACTGGAGAGAAGTAGGGGAAATTCAGCAAAACAAAGTTTCAAACTCAGCAATCGCGCAAACAATTTCATTTAACAGCAATGCCATGACTTTAGAAACAGGCAACACTGATCAATTGACTGCACTTACAGCGGGCGATGTCTTAGTCGTAGGTAACGATTCAATCGGTTATCAAGAATTAAGAGTGGCAAGTTTTACAGAAACTGCGGTTTCTGCTGAATCGGTACCTGGAGATGCTAACACATCATTCATAGCGCTATATCAATACGACGTTTCGTTTTCAAACAAATACACTTTAGCTGAAACTAGTTTAAATAAGCTTGAGCTTACTAGAAAATGGCAACATGGTTCTAATTTCTCTAGAAAGCCAGACGCTAATCACATTCACGTAGCGGTTATTGACGCAGGTGGAGAAATTTCTGGTACTAAAGGATTTATGCTAGAGAAATTTGAAAATATTTCAACAACACCAGGTGCAGTTTCACCACAAGGTTTAACTAACTACTACAATACAGTGATTGACAACTTCTCTGAATGGGTAAAACTTGCAAACACTGATGTTATCGGTACTGCTGCTACTGCTCTTTCAAAATATGAAGTAATGGCCGATGGTACAGATGCAACAACCGAAACTACTGCAACTCTTGCACATCTTGGTTTAGCATTAGATACTCTTAAAAGCGCTAACGAAATTGATATCTCGTTTGTTCTTCAAGGTAAAGGCGATGATGCAGCAACAAGAGCAAATTATATTGTTTCTAACATTTGCGAAACAAGAAAAGATTGCGTAGCTTTCATCTCACCATCTAAAGAAGCAGTTGTTGACGAGTTAAAAACAAATGCTAAGCTAACAAAGGCAATTGCATATCGTAACAAAGTTCAAAATTCATCTTATATGTTCGTTGATAGCGGTTACAAATATCGTTACGACAAATATAATGACATGTATCGTTGGACGCCGTTAAACGGTGATATGGCTGGTCTTGCTGCTAGAGTAGAAGCATGGGAATCACCTGCTGGATTTAGAAAAGGCGTAATTAAGAACGTAGTTAAACTAGCATTTAACCCAAATAAAACAATGAGAGATGCGCTATACGGTGCAGATATTAACCCTGTAATGTCGCAAGTAGGTCAAGGAATTGTACTATTTGGAGATAAAACTGGTTTAGGTCTAGCATCTGCTTTCGATCGTTTAAATGTTCGCAGATTGTTTATTGCAGTAGAAAAATCTATCGCAACAGCAGCTCAAAGCTTCTTGTTTGAACTGAATGATGAATTCACTCAAACACAGTTTAAAAACATTGTTGATCCGTTCTTACGTGATATCCAGGGAAGAAGGGGTATTATTGATTACCGAGTAATCAGTGACTCAACTGTTAACACTCCTGAGGTAATTGACCAAAATAAATTCCGCGCAAGCATATTCATCAAACCAGCTCGTTCTATTAACGTTATCGAATTAACATTCGTTGCAACTAGAACCGGTATTGAATTTGATGAAATTGTTGGTCAGTTAACGTAATAAATAGAATAAGATAAAGGAGAAACAACATGGCATTCAATATCAACCAGTTCAAGTCAGAACTCGTCGGTGGCGGTGCACGTCCAACGCTCTTCCAATGTCAAATCACAAACCCAATTGCTCCAGAAGCCGATATTAAAGTACCATTTATGATACGAGCGGCAGGAATTCCAGAATCAGTTCTGGGGCAATTTACGGTTCCATACTTTGGCCGTCAGGTCAAATATGCAGGTGATAGGGTGTTCGCAGATTGGAACGTGACTGTTATCAATGACGAAGACTTTGCTATTCGTAACGCGATGGAAGCATGGTCTAACGCAATAAACTCGCATGACTCTAATACTAGAGCCTTGCCACAAACTTATAAGTCAACTGGACAAATTACTCAGTTCAGTAAAGATGGTTCAATTCTTAGAACGTACATTTTCGAAGGCATGTATCCAATCAATATCGATGGTATTGCAATGGATTGGTCACAAAGTGATACAATCGAAGAATTTGGAATGACCTTCCAATACGACTTATGGCGCGTTGAGGGTAATACCGGCGTTCCAACTACATAATTATATAATTTAGAAAGTGAATAAATGAAAATTTTTGGTTTTGATATCAAGAGAGACGGCGAAGAGAAGGAGCAATTTGTTCCTTCTTCTTTTGCTGAACCTCAAAACGACGATGGAGCTATCACTGTTGGTAATGCAATGGGTGGCTTTTATAGTACGTTGTTGGACATGGAAGGTTCAGCTAAGACTGAATCTGAATTAGTAACTAAATATAGAGGTCTTGCTTCTCAACCAGAAGTTTCACAAGCTATTGACGAAATTATCAACGAAGCAATAAGTGTTGATACGGATGAAAAAGTAGTAGAGATTATTCTCGACGATACCGATCTTCCAGATAAAATTAAAAAACGAATTAGCGAAGTATTTGATGAGGTTCTTTCTCTATTAGACTTTAGTAACACAGCTTATGATACGTTTTCAAAATTTTATGTAGACGGCAGAATCAATTATCACGTTATTATTGACAACGAAAAAGTTGAAGAAGGTATTAAAGAATTACGTTACATAGATCCGCGTAAATTAAAACTTATTCGTGAAGTCGATAAGAGAGAAAAAGATCCGCATTCAGGTATTCCAGTCAAAAAAGTTAAAAGCGAATACTACATGTATTCAGAAAACGGTTTTGGTTCTGATAAGAGTGGAGCACAAGGCGGAACACAAGGATATAGGATTTCAAAAGATTCTATAGCAAGAATTACTTCAGGCCAAATGAATGAAAATAATTCTTTGGTCTTATCATATCTACATCCTTCAATTAAACCACTTAATCAGTTAAGGATGTTAGAAGATGCAACAGTCATTTATACTCTTACTAGAGCTCCTGAGAGAAGAATCTTCTATATTGATGTCGGCAACTTACCTAAGTCGAAAGCTGAACAATATCTAAGAGACATGATGGTTCGTCATAAGAACAAGCTACAATATAATTCATCTACCGGTGAAATTACAGATGCTCGTAAAATGATGACAATGACTGAAGATTTCTGGTTCCCACGTCGTGGTGGTGAACGTTCAACTGAGGTTGATACATTAGCAGGTGGTACATCTCAAGCTTTAAGTTCTGATGAGAATATGCAGTACTTTCAACGTAAACTATATAAATCGTTAAAAGTTCCTATCTCAAGACTTGAACCTGAGTCAATGGCCACGTTCGGTAGATCTTCTGAAATTACAAGAGACGAGTTAAAATTTAGTAAATTCGTACAGAGATTAAGAGCAAGATTTTCTCAATTGTTTACGAATATATTAGAAAAGCAATTAGTTCTTACAGGCATGTTAACTCCTGAAGAATTTGCTGAAGTAAAAAATCTAATTCGTTACGACTTCGTTGTAGATAACTATTTTACTGAGCTAAAAGAAGCTGAGATAACTAGAGAAAGACTTACAACACTACGTGAAGTTGAAGAACATGTAGGCACATACTACTCAAGAGAGTGGGTGCTTAAAAATGTACTCCGCATGTCAGAAGAAGAAATGGATGATATGAAAGAACAAATAGAAGCTGAACTCAAGGAAAATCCTCCTGAGGAAGCTCCTGAAGAAGAATAAACAAGAACAAACTATAATATTGTATAAATATAGAAAAGATTAACCAGGAGAAAAATGATGAAATCATTTAGAGCTATAGTGTCAGAGGTTGCACAACCTCGAGGACCAGAAGAAAAGAAGTTTAAGGATATGCATTCTTATGAAACTAAGTCTCATCCTGTTGCTCCCGACGCTGTGTTTACCGGTGCCATTGGCGCTGATGATTTACCTAAAGTAAAAGCAAAACGCAAAGCTGACCAAGAAGGTGATGTAAACTACGACAAGCAATTCAAAGAATCATATGGATCAACTATGGTTTGTAAAGATTGCGGCGATGAATTTGGTAAACCAACACCAGGCAATGGTTGTACTAATGATTGTAACGATAAAAATGAAAATTGTTGGATGCCAAAAGAACAATATCTTGCTGCTCAGACGACTAAAGAAGAAGCTGAAATTAATGAGTTAGATAAGAAAACTCTTGGTTCTTATATTAAAAAAGCTCATGATAATCATGAGATACAACGTCAACTTGGCCAATTTCACCGCGATAATGCTATGGCAGCTGGTAGAGGCAAGGAGGCGGAAAGAGAAGCTGATCTAATGCATAAGCATAAAAAGAAAGCTGTTAACAGATCAATGGGTATTAATACTGCTGCTAATAAGCTTACTAAAGAAGAATTAGAGTTAGAAGTTAACGAAGATTTAACAATGGTTTCTCGTCAACCACACCCAAAAGGTGGTCACATTGTAACTTTAATCGATAAGAACGGTAAGAAAGTTGTTCGTCACCTTAACAACGGTAAAGTTAAAGACATAAAAAATGTTAAAGATATGAAATCAGAAGAAACTCAACTTGACGAGTTATCTCCAGAAACTAAAAAATCTTATAGTAAGAAAGCTGACGCTAGTATTGCTAAAGCAGTAGACACAATGAAAGGTCGAGCATCTAGAGGTTGGGCTGTTGACAAGGATTCAAACTATAAAACTATACAGAAACGCATGCAAGGTAAAGCACTTCTTACTCGTGATAGAGTGAACAACCAAAACGAGGAAACTCAACTTGACGAACTTGATAAAAAGACTCTTGGTTCTTATATCAAAAAAGCTGGTCCTGATGCAGTAAAGCAAACAGCACAAGCAAAACGTCATGCAGATGCTGGTGATATGTCTGATAAAGATGCAGATATGTATAAAAACTATGCTAAATCTCAGCGTGCTATGGATAAAGCAAAAAATCGTGAAAAAGGTATTGGCAAAGCTGTAGATAAACTTACAAAGGAAGCTACTGCAGATCCAGATACGGTACGTATGATGAAAGACAATCCACATATGATAGGTCAAAAAGGACCAGGTGGATTGAAAAGCTTAGATAAAAATGCACAAAAGAAAGTG